ATGGTCAATAAATCTCCTAGTATAAAACTCTGCAAAATTTCTGTGTTTTTGCACTAGAAAGTCAATTTCATCTTTAGTCGGTGTATCACTATTCTCGCTTCTGTGCTTAAATACACCTCCATTTTTAACCTCAAAACTAGCAAAGGGTAAGTAGTCAACCATTGCAAAATGTATAAGCATAGGTTGTATGTACTCGTTTACCAACTCTAGATAGTCTCCAGTCAAATTACTATTTAATATATCAGTACTAATCTTGTCGTACAACTTTGTGCCTAGATAGTTCTGTATGTGCATCTGTTGAGCAATTTTGATAAACTGAATAAATTTGCTCGTATCAACATTGCCATCAAGTATGCTGTTCCGTACTAAGTCCTCTCTCTTAATAAATAATGCTGTTGCCATCTAGTTTTTCCTCCAATAGTTATTTTTTGCAGAAGCTATCTGTGCCACCTCTGGCTCATTAGTAGGAAACTCTGCTTCTTTTCGTAAACTAGGGTCTAGTTTTTTGATCTTTTCCTTTGCTTCTGTCACTGTAATTTTCTTGTTATCCTTGCGAATGTAAACTTGTCGCATCCAATAGTGTCTGCAATTAACTCCCCCCTTGTATAACCAGATATTGTAACTGCTTGATCCCTTAGGTGCAAACTGCTCATTGTCAGTACTTTGTTTATCTAAGTCCTCTTTTCGATATACCTTGCCAGCACCCATCATCATTTTGCAGAAATCTCTGCTATCAGCTGTTGACGTTGTGCCGACTTGTGCATACTTATATCTCACTTTAAACAATAAAGTGTCTTGCTCGCTTTTTTTCTGCGGACTGCTAGACACCACACTTGCTAAATTCAGTTCTTTGTGTAATATATCATCAAACTCATTAGCTGGTCTCTCGTCAATTAACTCATAGTCGCTTAGGTCTTCATCCTCTAAACCTACCAAAGCCTCGTAAACAGCTTCTCTAAGCTTCTGCGCATCCTCCAGTGGCACACAATTAGGCACCTCTCTGCCATCTACTATCTTTGTGCCGATCTGCTCATAGCCATCCCAGCAAGGTGCTTTTAAATTATGCTCCTCACAAGGCATAAACCAGTCTGTGCCATCTACGTTATGAATATGATGCCCCTCGCAACCAATGTCTTCCGCAGCTTTTTCTGCTGCATCCTTAGTTGCATACGCTAATCTGCCATCAATTACCAAAGTATCTGCTTGTAAACTTAATTTCTGTCCAGTCTCCTCCTCAACTTGTTCTTTAGTTATCGCATTTTCTAGATCAACAAACTCCAATGGTTGTAATGTTCTAAAATACAATCTCAAATAAACCTCATTGTACGCTAAAATCTGCTCAAAAGCATTGATTAGCAACTGTTGAAAAGGTCGTATGACCGTATTATCCATTAAGATGCTCGCTGTCTTTAATTCATCTGCGTTGTTACCTAAACCAGTCTTGTCTTTAATCCCTAAAAGCAGTGGGCTGATAATTCTATGGCTAACCATCACTTTGCTCATACACTCCTCACTCAAAAACTGATACTGGTTGTGAGCATCCGATAATTGTACTGGCTCAATACTAGCCTCATTCTCTCTGCTATCGTTGAAAGCCAGTATAAACTTTCCAGCATTTGATGAGCCACCAAACTTTTGCTTTATTTTTTGCTCGATCTGTTCTTGCATCTCCTCATCTGGTACTCCATTATTAAAGCTGATCAGCATACTAGGTGCTAATCCATTCATAATGTTATTTAGGTGGTAGTTACCAACCTCCTCCTCCAGTTCAGCATATTGTAAGCCACCTTGATAATCGACTGGGCTAAAATAGTGGAAGCCAGCTCTGTAAGGTTTTATGTATAATATCTCTATTCCCTCCTCACTAAATCCAAAAGCTGGTATGCGTTCTGGCTGTTCACTTGGTTTTAATTCACTCCAGTCTCCAGTATAGTAATATGCTTCTATGTCTCCATCTTCGTTACACTTTTCTGGTCTCAATGTTTCTATTGGAAAGTGGTCTGCTTCTACAATAGCCGATCTTTCTGCATTGTATATCACTTGAATAGCAGCTTGACCGAAAAGCTTTAAATCGTTAGCCAACTTCATAACACAACTATCGCTCAATATTCTGCGCATCATTGCATATTGCTCTGGCTTTATGTTGCTGTCCGTTGCATCAATCCCTCGCCCATATATCATTTGCGATATGCCATTGATTGCAGCGTTGTTAGTAGGACTCCCATTGTACCGATCAATCAAGTACTGAAAATAATTGTTATCTGCGCCAAACTCAACCCAGTCTCTGTTCTTTTGCTCTTTGACCTCTGGTGTTGTATAACTAGCTAAGCCCACAAACCGAACTGCACCCTTTGGTTTTTTTATCTGTCTCTTGTTGCTCATATCACTATATAGTCGTTGTCAAAAGTGTCCTCTGTAACATACTCGTCTTCGTTTATATTGTAGTAGTCTTGGTTTTGCTGGTCGATAGTCTGATCTGTACAAAATATCTTGTCAATGTTTAAATCCTCACTTTTCTGATCTTCATCCCACTGCCTTGTATTAAACTGCCATTGCTCGTTGTTCTGGTTCCAGAGGTTAAAATCTAATGTTTGAAAAAAATCATAGTAATGCCCCTCTTTTAAATTAAAAACTGCTGTTATAACTTGGTAGTCATTTTCTGTGCTGTATGTCGGATCAAGTACTTGCTCCTCTAATGTCTGGTCATCAACTATTTTTAATGTGCCAGTGGTTACATATACACTTGGTATAATTTTCATCACTTGTGGCTCGCTACTCGTTGTTAATACTTTCATATAAAAGTCTTCTACTTATATAACGTAACATTTTAGTTTTTTGCAAAAAAAAAGGGTAGCTAAAGCCACCCCTCTCTTATTGAGCAATAGTTAATTACGGAGTAATCTGTGTTGCATCTCCACTTACAGTTGCAGTAACAAAAAATGCTGGGAGTTTCTCCATCCCTTGTAAAGTTAATGAGTAACCAGATAAGTCGCCCATTGCTGCGCCAGTACCTATCGAACCCCCGTTTACATCAACTCCATTGTAAGCACCCACAAGCAATTTGTTGTCGTTATAGTCCTCGACTACAATATGTGGTCGCCCTCCAATGATCTTTAGTAACTCCTCTTGTGTGTCTGCTCCTAGTTTAGTAAAAACAGCAGTCACAATTTGATCGTAAAATACAGTACCATTATCTCGGCTCGCTGTGATAGTTTGCTCTAAACTATTAGCTCCCTTTACATCCCACTGGTACCAAGTCGGTGAGCCAGAAAATGCTGTAACTGTACTGTCGTCTGAGTCAACTGATATTTCGCCTAGCGATCCAAAAGTTGCGAAGTAGATTGTTTTAATCCCTCCAACGTTTTCTTTGCAAGCGAGTGAACGTCCACTTGCTAATGCTGTACAAGCCATATTTTTATATATTAAAAAAGGGTAGGTAGGCTCGTTGGCTTACCCACCCTAATTAGTTAAACTTCTATTTTATTACTATGCCAATGTATATAGAGCAACGTCTGATCCGATGCCATATTGTACACCAGCAGTATAACGCATAATGACTCTCACATTTTGCGATCCGTCAAGCTCGCCCATATCTAAAATTTTTACTTCGTTGTGATCCGCAAGCAAGCCAGTGCCGAAGTATAGATTGCTCTTTTGAGCACCTACCATATGATCAGCTGGCATACCAGGTGCCATAAATACTGGGATTCCCTCAAAGCTTAGTGCTTGGTTACCATACCAAAGTGACCCTTTGCCATCAACACCGTTTGCACCTAGTCCTCCAGAAGCAAAGCCACCTAGAGCTCTTATGTACTTTTGAAAAGCACCAGTTGGTAAATATAGGTGCAAATCATCTTTTCCATATACAGCAGATGGGATTGTGTCAACCAATTTGCCGATCTCATCAATGATGTTAGCAGAAGTAAATTCTGTTGCAGTTGTAGTAACATCGTTTACATCGCCATCAGCAGCCATCAATGTAGTTAGTCCATCAAACTCTCCTTCAGTAGCGTTAACACCACTCCAGATTGTTTGCTCTGTCTTCTCTGCCACCTTTGCTGCAACGTGCGCAATTAAGAAATCGCTGAATGCTGGAGGTAGGTTGTCATAAGCTGAATAGCCCATTTGTACCGCTTCCCAGTCAGAGCGAAAATCTTTTTTGCACAATTCCAAGTTCACTTGAAACTCCTCTGGTTGCAAAATTCTCTCTGTAAGTGTAACAGTTGATGTATCTGTAAAGTCGCAAGTAGCATCTTTGACAATAGCGTCAGTAGCCAATTTCTTAACGACCTCTTTATACTTAACGTTGGGTTTTACTTCAATCCCTCCGTTTTCGATTGTAGCACCAGAAAGTAGGGCAGCACTAATGTACTTGCCAGCGAACTCTCCAGCATACGTAGTTGTAATACTTGTTGTAGTTGCCATAATTTATTTATTGTAATTTTTGTAATACTTTGTCAAAGACACTTGTTGCTTTATTTTGTGAGTAAAACACTTGGGCTGCCTTTGACTTACCGCCCTCTGGGTTGTGTTTTATTTTTTTACGAGCTGGTGTTTGTGCAGCCATCTCCTCTTTTTTCTTTTGTTCGTCCTCTTCGTAGTCCATTCGTTTTTTAAGCTCCTCAACTTGGGCTTTTACCTCCTCAATTATTGGTGCCATTACTTCGACCACTGCTTCGACTATCTCCTCAACTGCTGGTGCAATCTCGGCTACTTCGTCTGGTACTTCGACCTCAACTTGCTCCTCGAGTTTCTCCTCTTTAGCTTCATCTTCGGCTTCAACTTCGCCATCTTGGATCGCAGCAATTACGCCCTCCTCCTCAATAACTAATGTCTTGCCATCCTCTAAAGCATACTCTCCGATTGGTAGAGCAACTTTTTCGTCCTCTGTAACAATAAACAC